AAAGCAAAAAAAAGTGTTGGAAATCTGCGAAAAATTAGCTATTGCAAATCATTGGTAAAGATGCATAATAGGTAATGTAATGTTAGGAATTGGGAAATTTAGTAACAATATGGAACTTAAGGGAACATTATGTAATAATAGTGTTCCCCAAAACTTACCCATTGATTTCCCCACCAACACTTTACAGAAAGAGAGTAGCCAATGATGGTCGAAACTATGAACGAAGGAAAAAAATTGAAAATTAAAAATAAATTACATTATTGGGATTTGTTAGATACAGACAAAGATGTTGCTTCTGCTGTTAGAAATATGATTAGAGGTAATTTAGACAATACCATACCAACTATAGAAACAGTAATGGTAGTTAATAATTTAACTAAAAAACAAAGTGAAACAGCTATTACACTTGCTAAATTTTATTTATCAAAGGTGGCTCAATAATGAGCCATCTAACTAGGGAGGGTTAAATGAGAAAGGTGCATTTAACTTTAATAAAAGGTCAATATCCAGATATAATACCTGTCTTTGCGGATTGGGATTATAAAAGACCGAAATATAAAAGCAAAAAATATAAAGATTGGTCGCTTGATAATGTGAAAGACAGAATGTTTTATTATGATTTTTTCTATAAAAAAGGAGAAAACTCTATTTTAGAAGATGCCAATAATGGACTTGACCCCTTGAAAGTAAGTGTGAAAAATTTTGATAAATTCATATCGTTGTTAAAAAGTCTTAAATTTCCATTTACGATAAAGGAGGAAGGCACAAATAAAAAAAGAGGGGAATGAATTTCTCCACTCCCCTTTTAATCTTATTTAATTTCTATTGTTCTGGCTTTTCTGCCCTCTGGTAAAATTCTCTCCAATGAGATTTTCAACAATCCATCTTTCAGTTCCGCTTTCTTGACTTCAACATCATCCGCAATTGTAAAAGTTTTAGAGAAATATCTCTTTGCAATTCCTTTATAAATTGCATCATCTTTTCCATTGTCAGATTTTTCATCTTTAACAGACTTGATGTTCAACTGTCCATCAGCGTATTCCACTGCAATATTTTTCTTGTTGTAACCTGCCAACGCCAATTCAATGTCAAATTTCTGATCGCCAGTCTTGACGATGTTGTAAGGTGGAAAATTTGGGATTGACCATTCATTCTCGAACATTTTTTCAAAGTGATCGAAAACATTGTCAAATCCTATAGTCACTGGTCGTAACTGATTAAATATGCTTAATGCTCTGTTCATTATTATGTACTCCTTATTAAGCGAGTTAAATACCGATACCCTTTATGGCGTACCAGTAATTCTTATATGGGCGTTGATGCCCTGAAATTCAATTATTTAATGTTCTCTTGCAGGATCTTTAAGAACCAGGAATTGTTTTTGATTATTGCCGTTAATCCATTCGTGATGGAGTTGACCACAATCTCCTCATCCGAGTCTTTGGCGAGGACATTGCCTTCCTGCGTCAAGCTCATATCGTAGGCTATGCAATGTAAAATTTCGTGTAAAAGTGTATTGGCGTAATCGGCATCGTTCAAGTCCTGCTGTATCTCGATCTTGTTTGACCGGTGATGATACTCGCCATAGCTGTCCGTCTGCTTGGCAAAGTCCGACTTGACAAATTCAATGTCAATTTCCTTGTATCCAATTTTAATTTTTGGCGGACATTTCCTCATAAAACGAAATTATTTATGCGCCAGGTATTATAATTATTTTAAGAACCACTAAAACTACAACAACCACGATACCGGCTTTAATCCAGTCACGCAGTTTCCAGTCTGACCATTCTTTCAAATGACTCCATAGGTCTTTAATAAGATTCATATTTCCTCCTTATTTTTTAAAAAATTTACTTGCACCTTTAATTCCAAACGATGCTGATACAATCACACCCAAAGTGTATTTATACCAATCTGGAGTTTGTTGTAGTGCTTCAAAACCTCTTTCAACATACTCTACTGTAAAAGGCAGGAAACATAAACAAAGTGGAATGCTAAAAAGTATGGTTAAGTATTCATCTTTCCACGATCCTTCAGCTTGTTTAATTGCTTGAATATCCCATTCAACTTCTCCAGAAATTTGCTTATTTAATAATTCAGTTTCAGCTTTTATTTTAGTTAATTTTTGTTCTGCTTTAGCTTTTTTACTTGCAACTACTCCCTTAACGACATCTCCTGCAACACCGAGTAAAGGTTTAATTAATAAATTTAGCATATATATCCTACTTGTTGATAATAAATAGCCAGATTAGCAAACTGAATTGCCACTAGCATTGCGAATAATATTAAAAAGATAATTTTCATTATTAAATCTCCCTTAATTTTTTTGAGAGTGCTTCAACCCTGTGATGCACTTGCTGATACCATTTTGATAATTTAATCTCTTCAGATGCGTCTTTATGCAAACCATCTTTAATAAATTTTATGGTCTTGCCAAATTTACTAAAACCGGTTCTGCCTAAAACAAAGCAGCATTCAATTCCTACTTCTTTAGCCATTGGATGACAGTCACCGAGCAGATCATCGGCTGATCTTCTTGCCACAGAAAAATCCACTTCAAACCATTTCTGGATTTCCTTATGAGAATAAACTTTATTTATGTCGATCTTGTCGTTTGGCTGAATTTTATGTCCATAGCCAATTGTATAGAATGGCTCGGTATATCCATTATAAGTTAATTGATATGCCTGTAATTTACATCCTTCATGCTTCTTGATTTCATTTTTTAATGTTTCAAAGTCCATTTTTCCTGTAACTCCCTTTTGGCTTTTTCCAGATATACGGCTTGGTCTAAACACTCCTCGATGGCGTTATCGATTGCTGCGATAGCACCCATTTGAGTCGTGACCATTGTGTTCTTGTATTTGTTAATTCCTGCTTCGGAACGAGCAGCCATTCTGTTCATTAAGTCCTGAACTAAAGGATCTCGTGTTGTCATATTGCACCAGTCCATTCTCCTCTGTCATTGAGAGGCATTGCGTAAATAACTGGCTGTGAATTATTAAGTATAGCTCCTATACTAATTATCGGTCTTTTAATAAAGTTTTTTTGGTATCGCATTGATTCAGCTTTGGGATTGATGGAACTTCCAACGCACATTGCGAAATTCAACGCTGTGGGTGAACTCCAATAATTAATATTGGCTTGGGTGTGGAAGTGTCCGCATACGAAAGAACATCCAATCTCTCTTGAACTTGCGAGTATATTGTTCTTAAAATTATGCGTGAAAAAAACATTTGTCTTATTAGGCAGTTGAACTATCAGCTTGTCGTGCCATCTCCAGTTAGACTTGATCTCATAAATGGAGTTCAGGTCTTTGAGTATGAATCGAGGTATGCCGAATCTCTCTGCCCTTCGCATGATGCGTAGGTCGTGGTTGCCGAAAAGAATATCCATTTGAGGAAAAAGTTTCTCCAACTTGCGAATTTCTTTTTTAGCACTTGCCAATTCAAATATTGGACTTTCAACATTTGGATCGGCAGGTCGTTCTACCATAATACTTGCGTTGTCTACAACATCTCCAATGTGGATCACACGAGTCGGTCTTATATGATCTTTGATTTTTTTAATCCATTCAAAATAATTGGGATGTTGATATGGAAAATGAGTGTCGCTTAGTATAAGTATTGATTTTGTATTCATACTATCCCTGCTGTTGTAGCTTAGTGGTAAAGCACTTGCTTGGTAAGTAAGAGATCGAGGTTTCGATTACCTCCAACAGCACCACCACAAATTTAAAGATAGATTGCTCCTAATTGACTTTTAACCTGCCATGACAGAATAAACTGCTTTTAATAATAATCCCAGAATCATAAAGCTACAAGTCCACACGATCTTGAAGATCGTATCAATTTTTGAGCTTATGTGATGAACATGATTGTCGAGTTTCTGATTGATGAGTTTCAATTCTCCATTGATTCTTATGATGTCTTTTTCATTCTCGGTAATCTTTTCTTCAGCCATGCTCAAGCTCCTATTCCTTTGGTTTCTATTAGAGGGAATGCGTCAAAGGGAACGCAAAATGCCTCTGTTATAATCTTATCCTTGTATTGTTGATCCTTGCCGTGATATGCTGTCATGTATCCATCCCTTGCAATTATGCATTCCGCCTCTGACTTATATAAAATACCATTATACTTTATGGTGGTTTGGTTGGGAGATGACATAAGCATCAGCAATAAAAAAACTGTTTTCATTTTTAATCGCCATAACTATAAGATCCACCTTTAGTTTCACTTTGTTGCATCATGTCAGTCGAGCTATTCAATAAATTGAACAACTGTTTGTGCTGATCCATTATCTCTTTATCTTTCTTGTTGCCTTGTCTTAAATCCTTCTTGATTTGCTTTACATCCTGCATAAGATTTTCCAGATCCAGTTTCATCTTGACCTGGTTTTCAATTACCGACTTTGCTGATTCTTCTTCGTAAAATTTGTATAATTGATCTATCTTTGAATTTTGAGAACTTAAAAACCAAATAAAAGCACTGGCTTGAATAAATAATGTTATTATTATTCCTAAATTAATTTTATTCATTGTTGAATCGCCATAATAATTAAGCCACCAACAATACTAACTGTGTACATCATAATAATTATTTCCATTAATTTTCTTTCCAAAGAAATTCCTGTTTGATTTGTAGTCCTAAAGATTGTTTTTCTTGGTCTTTATCACTATCGCCTTTATCAATGTCGGTCATGGAAGTATTGGTGGAGATCGTTGTCTTGTGTGGTTTCATGGACATTCCATCATACATGGAACAACCAATGGCAGGGAGGATGGTAAGACTAATCATCAATGATCTTAATAATGTGCTTCTTTCCATCTTCTTTCCAAATTTCCGTTATTGCGTTGACTGGCTTACAGGCTAATCGTGGAGCATTATCTCCCATATTCCTTTCGGATATTCTTTTAGCTTCTAGGCATGAGGAAAGATTTTCATAATAAACATGTTCTTTGAGTTCCACTCCTATAAACATGAGCAATCCTATAACTATTTCTGTCATTAATTATTTCCATTTTCCCTGATTTTATCTTGTAATTTTTCAACTTTTTTTTGTAAGGTTGCAACTTGCTCTTTTAAAAATTCTATATTTACTTGGTTGGACATTATTGGCTGCATATCCTTCTGAATACCTTCTTGGTTTTTCGCCAACCATTCCACCAACATTGTCTGTTCTTGGTCTATTACTTTTTGGTCAGCAGCTTTTAAAAGGTCCGCTTCCATTAATTGCTTTGCTGTTTCCAGCTCGGTAATTCTTTGAGTCAAGCCAAAATATGACCACACGCCAATTCCGACTGCCGAAACTATGGCAATTAAATTCTTAACACTTAATCCAATGTTGGATTTTTCACTGACGACATTCGCAGTTTGAGGATAAGGTTTTTCTACCATACGATTACCACTAAAAAAATTAAAATTGAAAGTATAGCTATGGCTATGATAGACTTATCAAACCAGTCAAACATTTAGAGTTTATTCTGCTGAAGTTTCGCAGTTTGGATGTGTGCAATCTTCTTTTAATTTATCGCAAGGGCATTTATCACTCATTGTTTATTCCTTTGGGTTTACGCCACGCTTGATTTTTCCAATGCGTAAGTTGCACCACCATCAAAGGTGATGTTATCGAGTTTCTCGACATTGCTTATTGCGTCTAATCCTCTGCCTATATAGCTCAT